AAGATAGATTTATTAGTGGGAGAAGAACTTAATAGAAGATTTGAATATAAAGTAGTAGTTTCAAATCCAGATGCTATTAGTGAAAAAGAGGAAAAGAAAGCTGGACTTTGGAAGGAAAAGATAATGGAACTAGTTAAAAAAGCTGGGGACAAAGATGCACAACAAGCAACCTTACAAAAGTTTGATAAATATTTAAAGTTTGAATGGCAAGATATAAAAGAGTTAACTGCTACTAATATATTAAGGCATTATTCTGAGAAACAACATTTTAAGCATATTTTTAATGATTGCTTTAAAGATTACAATTTAGCAGCAGAAGAAATTATTCAATGTGATATAATTTCTAATGAACCTACTATGTATAAATTAAATCCTTTAAATGTACATACTATCAGATCTGGAGGAAGTAATTGGATTCAAGATAGTGATCTAATAATTATTGAAGATTACTGGAATCCAGGAAGAGTAGTAGATCATTTTTATGATGAATTAAAACCTAGTCAAATTAAACTAATAGAAGAGAATTTTGTAGGTAATACAGCTTCACCTGATAAACACCAAGGTAATATTCATAATGAACCTACTTTATTTGTAAATACTGAAGGAGGAGATGTAAATGATTATATTAACTTAGCAGAAAGTAATGGGCATAACTTTGGTAATTTTTATGATACTAATGGTAATTTAAGAATACTTAGAGTTTATTGGAGAAGTTTTAGAAAAGTTTTAAAAGTAAAGTATTATGATGAAGATGGTAATACTCAATATGATTACTTTCCTGAAACTTATAAAGTAAATGAAGATAAGGGAGAAGAAGGTACAATACAATGGATAAATGAAATGTGGGAAGGTACTAAAATTGGAGATGATATTTATCTACAAATGAGACCTAAACCTATTCAGTATAGTGATATTAATAATCCTTCTAAATGTCATGCAGGTATTATTGGTTATGTAAACAGTACAAATCAGTTTAAGAGTGTTTCTACTATGGATAGAATGAAACAATATCAGTATTTGTATGATGTAGAAAAAGATAGATTAAATAAAGCATTAGCTAAGTATTTAGGACCATTGTTAGAATTAGATTTAGCTTCTATGCCTGAAAATTGGCAGATGGATAAATGGTTACATTTCGCTTATGCAAATGGTATAGCTGTTAAAGATAGTTTTAAAGAAGGTAATAAAGGAGCATCTATTGGTAAATTAGCAGCAAATATTCCTCAAAATGGTAGAGTTATTAATTTGGAAATGGGGAATTATATTCAAAATAAAATTAACTTTTTAGAGTATATTAAAAATGATATGTCTCAAATTATAGGTATAAGTCCTCAAAGAGAAGGAGCTATATCTAATAGAGAAACTGTTGGAGGTGTAGAAAGAAGTGTTAACCAGAGTTCACATATTACAGAACAGTTGTTTGCTAAACATGAGTTATTTAAAGCTAAGGCTTTAGAATGTTTTCTACAAACAGCCAAAGTAAGTTTTAAAACAGGTAATAAAAAATTACAATATGTTTTAGGGGATGAATCTATAGCTATGTTAGAAGTAGATGATTCTTTTGCTGATGGATGTTATGATATACTTATAAGCTTTAATGATAAATATCAGAAGTTAGAAAGTGTAATGCAGGAGTTAGCTCAAGCAGGTATTCAAAATGATAAAATGGACTTTAGCACTCTTATGAGTATATATATGTCTAATTCATTATCAGAAACTAGAAGGGCAATAGAACTTAAAGAAGAGAGTAAAGCTGAAAAAGACTCTAAGCAATTCCAAGCTGAACAGGAAACTAGACAAATGGAATCCCAATCTAAAATGAAAATTGAAGCTGAGAAAGTTGCTAATGAAGATAAGCTTAATCTTAGGGATAACGAATATAAATATCTTATTGCTCAATTACAAGCTAAGGCTAGTGAAAGAGGTGAGTATGATGAAGATGGGATATTAGTTGCTCAAGATGTAGATAGAAAGAAACTTGAAATAGAACTTAAAAAGCTACAACAAGAAGATGAACATCATGACGATGATATTGAAGTAGAGAAAATGAAGGTAGCAGCTAGTAAAAGTAAAGCTAAATCTAAATAAGTGTTATAACTGCCGTATTGATTATTTTTAGTATAGTAGTTATAAATTTGTAAAGATGAAATTTAATAAAGTATATTTGAATAATAAAGAGAGAAATTATGAGTATTGAAGGAGAAGATTTAGAACAGTTTGATGATAATGTAGATATGTCATCTTTTGTAGTGGGTACTGAAGAGGAATCCATTGTAGAAGAAGAAGATGTATCTGAAAATAAAATAGACTCTAGTGAGCAGCCCAGCGAGGAAAGTGCAGAGAAAGTAGCTAAGGGTGATGAGACAGATGATGATGATACATCAGAAGACTCTTCAGGTGAGGGGGAGGATGACACTTCTCCTGGTGATAAACTTTACTCTTCTTTAGCTGATAACATGCGTGAGCGTGGTATCTTATCCTCCCTTGACCCTGAAAAATTAAAAGATATTAAAGACATAGATTCTTTAATGGATGCATTCAATAGTGAATTATCTACTAGAGAATTTGGGGATTTAAATGATAAGCAAAAGGCTTATTTACAAGGTTTAAGAGAAGGTATTCCAGAAGAAGTTGTTTCCCAACATATTAAAGTAACGGAACAATTATCTAGTATTACTGAAGATGAATTGAATGATAATGAAGAACTTAGAAAAGAAGTCATTAAAGCTCAATATCAATCTATTAATAATATGAGTGAAGAAAAGGCTGAGAAATTAGCCCAACTAGCCATTGATACTGGAGAAGATGCAAATGATGCTATTGAAGCATTACAGTTATTGAAAGAAAAGAATGCCCAAGAGTATGAAGCAGAAATTAATGCTAAAAAGAAAGCTAAATTAGATGCTGAAAAAAAGACTCAACAAACTATTGAAGGCTTTAAAAATAAAATAGATTCGTCTAAAGAGATTTTTAAAGGAATGGAAATTAATAAAACTGAAAAGGAAAAGTTATTTAATCAAATGACTAGACCAGCAGGAACAACTCAAGATGGTAGAAGTATAGATGTTATTACTAAAACCAGAATGGAAAACCCAGAAGACTTTACTTTAAAGTTACATTATTTATTTATGAAAACTAATGGGTTTAAAGATATTGATAATTTTATCAAATCATCTAAAAGTAAAGCAGCCCAAGACCTTGATCATGTGTTAAGAAATCAAAGTAAGAACCCTGGAAGTGGTGGCAGTAATACTCCCCCAGTATCAAGTGATTTTGAAAAGATGGGTGATATTGTGTAAATAAAAATGTAAACAAATATAAATTAAATTAAACTATGGCTATACAGCAAGGTAAATTTCAGGTATATGAATCCCAATCATGGGGTGGATTAACTGATAAAAATCATTTAAATGCTATCTACAGACAAAGCCCTCAGAAAGCTAGTGACTTAGTTACAAAACTTTTAGCTAACTCTTATGGTAGTAACTTAGAAAGCTTACTAAGTAAGTTTCCAACTAAGTATTTTGACAATGACGATGAATTCACATGGGATTTAATAGGTTCTTCTGAACGTAATTATCCTTTAATTGAAGCAAGAGGTACTAGCGGTGCTATTATTGAAGCTAGTGACACTAATATTGGTGCTGCTGGAGAAAAGTTTGAACTAGTATTTGCAGAAAAAGCTTTCTTTGATGTTAACGTAATTGTTGGTGAAAAGAATGAAGTCTATCCAATTAGAATTGTGGAAGACCCAACAGAAGAAGGAACTAACTATGTATACACTTGTGAATTAATGGGTGGATTACTAGATGGTATGCCAGGTTCTGAATTGGTAGGTGGAAAAAGATTCTCAAAAGAATTTTCTCCAGTAGAAGATACTTTATCTATTAAAGGTGGTGATATTACTTTCACATCTCCAATTGCTTTGAGAAATGAGTTTTCTAGTATTAGAATGCAACACAAAGCCCCAGGTAATATGAAAGATAGAAGGATGTCTATGGATTTTCCTGCTGTAGATGCTAAGAGCAATAAAACTGTTACTTTTACTACTTGGATGCAACATGTTGAATGGAAATTTGAATATGAGTTCCAGCAAGAAAAGAATAGAGTTCTTATGTTTGCTACAACTAACAGAGACCAAAATGGTGACTACAAAAATATTGGTAAGTCAGGGCATGTAATTAAAATGGGTTCTGGTATTAGAGAGCAAATGGAAGTATCAAATACTCTTTATTACAATGTATTCTCTTTGAAATTAATTACTAACATGCTTAGTGAATTATCTGAAGGTAAACTTTCAATGGATGAAAGACACTTTGTTCTTAGAACTGGTGAAAGAGGTGCAACCCAATTCCACGAAGCAGTAACTAAAGATGGTTC